ACTGGAGCAACAGGTCCAATCGGTGCATCAGGTGCCTCGGGCGCGACGGGTGCAACAGGTGCGACGGGAACGCCCGGCGGTACTGCTCGCGCTGCGTCGATGCAGCGTGCGGCGACTACGTTTGCACAAGTCTATAATAACAATTTTTATACTATTCCTATGGACACGACCAACTATGACGTATCCGGGACCATGGCCAGCACGGTCAACGGCTACATCACAGTCGATGTCACCGGGGATTATCTGATAACCGGGTCGGCTTATTTTGGTCCCGGCGGCGGGACCGGGATTAAAATAGATGTTGGGGTTGCAATTAATGGAACCGTCACACTTGATGCTCGAACCGGAACAACAAGTACCGGGGATGGTCTTGGATCGTGCTCTCGTGTCGTGAGCCTTGCTTCTGGTGCGACGGTAGCGTTACAAGCGTCCATCGCAGATAGTTCCAGCGTATCAACTAACAACAGTGGGTCTTGGTTGATGCCGACTCTGACAGTCACTTTAATGAACTCGACCAGCGGCGCGAGCGGCGCGACTGGCTCCAGCGGCGCGACCGGCGCGACTGGCTCCAGCGGCGCGACCGGCGGCACGGGTGCGACGGGCGGCACTGGCTCGACCGGTTCGACTGGTGCTGTAGGCGCGACTGGACCATCAACAGTGATCCCGCAAAATATCCAGAGCGGGGCATACGGGCTATTGATTGGCGATGCGGGCCACGAAATTTTCCATCCGACCGCTGACGCGACCGCGCGCATCTGGACTATTCCGGCTAACGGGTCCATAGCGTTTCCGATTGGGACCGTGATCACCTTCACTAACCAACACGGTGCGGGTGTCATCACAATCGCGATCACGACAGATACGATGTACATGGCGGGGACGGGCTCGACTGGTAGTCGCACATTAGCGGCAAATGGCATTGCAACGGCGAAGAAAGTCACGGCGACAGAGTGGCTCATCTCCGGCGTAGGACTGACTTAAAATGGTCGCGACTCTGCAACAGATATTTCTTGGAGAACAGCAAACTCCAACGGTGACCGGTATCAGTCCGGCCAGCGGCAGCGTGCTCGGCGGCACGGCCGTGACCATCACTGGGACCGGCTTCATGCAGGGCGTGACATCGGTCCTCATCGGCGGCACCGCCGCGACGAGCATCGTCGTTGTCAGCGACACCTCGATCACGTGCGTCACAGGGACTGGCGCTGCTGGCGCTGTTGATGTGCAAGTGACAACTGAGATCGGGAACACGACGAACACCCTTTACACCTATTTCAACGTTGTTCCGACCGTCTCCGCGATCACCGCCAATAATGGCACGACCAACGGCGGCACCGGGGTCACGATCACAGGCACCAATTTCGTCATAGGCGGCACAACGGTTACAATTCGCGGCGTCGCATGTACCTCCGTTTCTGTTTCAAATTCTACCACGCTCACATGCACGACCCCCGCAGCAACGACTGGTGGTACGGCGAGCGTCCTCGTGACGACCGCAGGCGGCACCAACGGGGCAAACACGCTGTGGACTTACAACGTCACTGTCGGCTCGATCACTTTCTCGTCCGGGACCGGCGACTGGACACCCCCGGCCTACAATACTTTGGTCGTGCAAGTGTGGGGTGGTGGCGCGGCCGGCGGCTCGCCGAGTGAGGCAACAGTAACAGGAAATGGTGGCGGAGAGTCCTCAGTTAGTGGCGGGGGGATCCTTCTCGAAGCTTACGGCGGTCTTGGCGGCACTGGAAACACAGGCGCGGGTGTCGGCGGCGCGGGTCAGGCCGCGGGTGGAGGCGACACCAATGACACTGGCACCACTGGCGGCACGTCAGTCGAGACGGGCAATGATTACACTGCGGGTGCGGGCGGCAGCGCACCGGGCGGCGGCGGCGGCGGCGCGGGTCTCGCGAACAATTCGGGCGTCACTGCGGGTAACGCTGGCGCTGTTCCGGGCGGCGGCGGCGGCGGCGCGCACGCGAGCTATACGTCATTTGAAACAAGTATTGAACCGGGTGGCGGCGGCGGCGCGAGTGGCGCATACTGCGAGGCGGCCTTTACAGGCGGCACACTCGCGGGCATCGCACTCGCGTATGCTGTCGGCATTGGCGGCGCATCTATTACCGGTACATTCGGCGCGAATGGAACGACGGCCGCCTCCGGCGCGGGCGCTCCCGGACAGGTGACATTCTTATGGTCCTAAAATATGCGATCAAGATCGCCCGGCAGCGAACGCACGAAACGATCTCTCACGAGGGCCGCGCCCTCATTCGTCGCTGGGTGCTGTATTCGTCGCGCTATCTCACGATCCGGTTGCACCATTTTCTAGCGTCCGATGATGGCCCGATCCTGCATAATCACGCAACACCGACCTTGACTTACGTCCTGCGAGGCGAGTATATCGAGCACGCGGCGGACGGCACGACTCAGACAATCCGGCGGGGACAATTCAAATGGCGAAGCGCACACCAATGGCACCGTGTCGAATTGATCGGAACAACCCGGCCGTGGACACTCTTCTTGACGGGCCGACGCCATCCGCAGGACGCCCGGTTCTTGATGCCGGACGGTCGCGAGCTTGATCTGAAACAATACCTACAGCAAAGGACGCCCCAATGAGATTTCATGTTCTAGGTCTCGCGCACACCATCTCGACGCCGGAGTATTCGACCTGCGCCTTCACGCAGAAAGTCGTGAAGCTGTGCCGGTTGCTCAAGGCGCAAGGTCACTACGTCATCCACTACGGCCACCAAGACTCAATCGTCGAGTGCGACGAGCACGTGACCGTTGTCAACCGCTACGACTTCGACAAGGCCTATGGTGCCCATGATTGGCGCAAGAACGGCTGGGTCAGCTACGATGTGTTCAAAGATTGGACTTACAAGGTCTTCAACACGCGGGCACCGCTCGAAATTGAAATTCGAAAGCAGCGGGGCGACTTCGTGCTCTGCTCGTTCGGCTTCGGTCACAAGGAAGTCGCGGACAAGTGCGGCCCCGATCTGATCGTGGTCGAGCCCGGCATCGGCTACCCGACCGGCGGCTTCGCCAAATATCGCATCTTCGAAAGCTACGCGATCATGCACGCGTACCAGGGCCAGAAGGCGATTGAATTCGCCAGCAACGATTTCTGGTACGACGCCGTGATCCCTAACTATTTCGATTTGACGGACTTCGAGTATTCATCTGCCAAAGATGATTACTTCCTGTTCCTCGGGCGCGTCAACGACGGCAAGGGCATTCACATCGCCGAGCAGATCGCAGCGGCGACCAGCACCAAGCTCATCGTCGCAGGTCCCGGCAAGCGCGAGCAGCCGGCGGAGGGCGTCGAATACGTCGGCGTCGCGAGTCCGCAGGTGCGTACCGAGCTACTCACGAAAGCAAAAGCGCTGCTCTGCCCCTCGACGTTCCTCGAACCGTTCTGCGGTGTGCAGATCGAGGCGATGCTCTCCGGTACGCCAGTGATCTCGTCCGACCGCGGCGCCTTCGCCGAGTACAATCTCCATGGCACAACAGGCTACCGCTGCAAAACGTTCGAACAGTTCGAATGGGCCGCGCGCAACATCGGCAACATCAACCCCGATGTGTGCCGCGAGCACGGCAAGAAATTCTCGCTCGAAAATATCGGTCCGATGTTCAACGAGTATTTCCGATCCGTCAGCGACATCTACGGTGGCAAGGGCTGGTACGAGCAGCGGGTCCCCGAGCGGACCAACCTCGACACTACGACATTCCAGGCTGTAGCCTGATAAACCACCGGAAAAGGAACGTGTCATGTGGAAAATCTTATTGGTCATCGCAGCAGTACTCGCCTCTAACGAACCCCCAAGGATGATTGGTTATGGGGTCACGAAGGCCGGGTTCGCTACCGAAGCTGAGTGTAAGAAAGCCATGGACGGCAAAGAGATCACGAAAATTACGCACGACATGGCGGCCGATCTATCAAAGAAACTCAATGGTACCAAGGTTATTGTAAAGACCGGGTGTGTTGATACATCTAAGACGCCCGCGCCAAAAGCTAAGCCGGACGACGGCTCGATTTGACCAATGCGCGCACGACTAAAGAACGTCTGGCGCGGGATGATCTCGCGCTGCTCCAATCCTTCGGGGGAGGCGTGGATATATTATGGGGGTCGGGGGATTAGAATTCGTTCGACGATTTCTTAGCAGATATGGGCCCTCGTCCTTCTCCAGTTCACACGCTGGATCGCTACCCGAATAATGACGGCGATTACGAGCCTATGAATTGCCAGTGGCGCACGCATCAAGAGAACAATTTCAATAGACGGGCTAACCGCATAATCGAATTTAGCGGTCTGGCGTTGCCGCTTGCGAAGTGGGCGCAGAGAACCGGAATTCCTAGAGAAACCATATGCTCGCGACTCCGCCAGAAATGGTCGATTGAGCGAGCGCTGACTACGCCGGTAGACCAGGAGCGCTCGCGTAGTGCCGAGAAAACACGCCAAACGAAGCTCGTCAAGAAGATCACTTTCAGGGGCGAAACTAGAAATATAGAAGAGTGGTCAGCCATCACGAGGGTACCAACACGTCGAATTTCTTGGCGGCCTCTCAGGGGCTGGCCGATAGAAAAAGCCGTATATTCAATGACAAAACGCGCTGCCTATACTCAAACTCACGCGAGTGCAAAATAAGTTGGAAATGGGGGTTGCGTCGCGCACGCGCGCGTGGTAATTATCTCCCACAATTAAGGTGATCCTCTGCCTCGACGTGGCTCCATGGTGAGCAACTCGGTGGAGCTTTCGCAGACTCCCGACAACCTCCATGGGGAGGCGACGGTTTTTCGTCAGCAAACCCAACGAGGATGCCATGACCAATGTTTCCACGACCATTGCGGACGTTATCGTCCCCGAGATTTTCACCCCCTACACGCAGCAGCTTACGATGGAAAAGACCGCTATCATCCAGAGCGGTATCGCTGCCCGTGACGACTTCATCGACAATTTGCTCGCTGGCGGCGGCTTGACCTTCACGGTCCCGTCCTGGCAGGACATTGGCGATCCGGCCGAGAACGTGTCGAGCGACGACGCCAACACGAACTCCACCCCGAACGCCACGCAGACCAGCGCCGAAGTTGCGGTGCGACTCTCGCGTAACAGTTCCTGGAGCACGATGCGTCTCGCCACGGCCCTCGCCGGTGCGGACCCGATGCAATCCATCGCGGCTCGCGTCTCCGACTACTGGGTCCGTCGATTGCAGCGCGCATTCGTTGCCGCTGCTCAGGGCGTGTTCGCCACCAACGAGTTGTCCGATCCGACCGATGGTCGCTCGCACAACATCGGGCTCAACGCCGCCTACGGTACGATGGGCGACTTGACCAACGACATCAGCGCAGGCGGGTCCTACTCCGCAGGCGTGACGGACTTCTCCGCATCGGCGTTCATCGACACCTGCACGTTGCTGGGGGATGCCGCCGAAGACGTGACGGCCGTGTTCATGCACAGCATCGTCTACGCCAAGGCGCAGAAGAACAACATGATCGACTTCATCCCCGACGCCGAGGCTCACGTCAACATTCCGACGTTCCAAGGTCGTCGAGTGATCGTCGATGACGGAATGCCCAACCCGGCTGGTGACTCCACCGCCGGTGCGCAGACTGCCGCTGGCGTCTACCATACGTGGCTCGTTGGCCCCGCATCGTTCCGCCTGGGCGTCGGCACTCCTATCGTCCCGACCGAAGTTTTCCGTTACCCGGCTCAGGGCAACGGCGCCGGCTCGGACGTGCTTTATAACCGCGTCGAGTGGTGTCTCCATCCGGTTGGCCATGCCTACGTCGGCGCCAACTCGAATGGTGGCCCGACCAACGCAAACCTCGCGGCCGCGCCTTCCTTCGTCCGCGTGTTCCCGGAGCGCAAGCAAATCAAGCTCGCTCGCTTGATCACTTGCGAGAGCACCGCAAACCCTGGCGCATACCGCG